ATGGCCACCACCTTCCCGATCCTGCCGGCGCAGGCTGCCGGCGCGCCGCACGCCAACGACGTGCTGCACTGGATGCGTCCCGGTCCGCTGCAGCTCAGCGCGCTGCCTCCGCTGTCGCTGTACATCCATCTGCCCTGGTGCCTGCGCAAGTGCCCGTACTGCGACTTCAACTCGCATGAATGGCGCGCCGCCAGCGAGGCCGACATCGACGGTATTCCCGAAGCGGCCTACATCGACGCGCTGGTGGCAGACCTCGACGCCGCGCTGCCGCTCATCTGGGGCCGCAGCGTCCACACCATCTTCATCGGCGGCGGCACGCCCAGCCTGTTTTCACCGCAGGCCATCGACCGCCTGCTGAGCGACGTGCGCGCACGCCTGAAGCTCACGCCCGACTGCGAGATCACTCTCGAAGCCAACCCCGGCACCTTCGAGCGCAACCGCTTCCGCGCATACCGCTCGGCCGGCGTCACGCGCCTGTCGGTGGGCGTGCAGAGCTTCAACGACGAGCATCTGAAGGCGCTGGGCCGCGTCCACGACCGCGCGCAGGCCATCGCCGCCCTTGAGGAAGCCGCGAGCAACTTCGACACCTTCAACCTCGACCTGATGTACGCGCTGCCGGGCCAGACCCTGGAAGACCTCGAGGCCGACCTCTCGCAGGCCCTCGCGCTCGCGCCGCCGCACCTCTCGGTTTACCACCTGACCATCGAGCCCAACACCTGGTTCGCCAAGTTCCCGCCCACGCTGCCCGAGGACGACATCGCCTACGCCATGCTCGACCGCATCACCGAGCGCACCGGCGCCCGCGGCATGTCGCGCTACGAGGTGTCCGCCTATGCGCGCGAAGGGCACCAGTGCGCGCACAACCTCAACTACTGGCAGTTCGGCGACTACCTCGGCATCGGCGCGGGCGCGCACAGCAAGCTGAGCTTCGCCCACCGCATCGTGCGGCAGGTGCGCTTTCGCGAGCCGCGCCTGTACATGGAGAACGCACGCGCCGGCGCGGCCGTGTCGCAGAGCGACGAAGTGGCCCTGGCCGACCTGCCGTTCGAATTCATGCTCAATGCATTGCGGCTGAAGCAGGGCTTCACGCTGCCGCAGTTCAGCGAACGCACCGGGCTTGCGATGACGTCGATCCAGCGCGGCCTCGAAGAAGCCGAGCGCAAGGGCCTTGTCGAGCGCGACCTGTTCCGCGTATGGCCGACCGAACGCGGCCTCGACTTCCTGAGCGACCTGCAGTCGATGTTCCTGCCCGACGAGGAGTAGGGCGCCGCCGTCGGCATAAAATCGTCGGTTCCGGAGAGTTGGGTGAGTGGTTTAAACCAGCAGTCTTGAAAACTGCCGACGTGAAAGCGTCCGTGAGTTCGAATCTCACACTCTCCGCCAGAATCAATCTCTGGCAGTTTTTGAAAGTCCCGCGCAGCCTCTGCGACGGGACTTTTTCATTGGGAGATTGTTCCTTTTGAGTCTCGAAAGGTCCGGCTCGAATCCTCTCCAGCCTGGCTCCCAACATGGCATCAGTCATGGTATTTTTCTGCCGATACCATGACACTCACCGTTAAAGCTATTGATGCGGCCAAGCCGCGCGAGCAGGCGTACAAGTTGGCGGACGCCAACGGCCTCTATCTCTATGTTTCGCCCAAGGGTGCGAAGAGCTGGCGAGCCAACTACACGGAAGCCGGAAAGCAGAAGACCAGGACGTACGGCCTCTACCCTGGGATCAGCCTGGCCGAGGCGCGAAAAGCGCACCAGACGGGGCGTGAAGAGGCTCCGGCCAGGAAGGTAGCGCCTAACTTCGAGACGGTCATGCGCGATTGGCTGAAGGCGAAGCTGCCGACCCTTTCCAACGGCAAGCATCAGATTCAGGTCGCGAACACCTTGGAGCGCTATGCGCTGCCCTTTCTCGGCAAGCTGCCCATCGACGCGATTCCGAGGTCAGAGCTGGTGAAGGTGGTGCGCGCTGCCCAGGAGGGCGGAAAAATCGAGACGGGACATCGTGTCGCGAGCCGGATTTCAGCGGTTTTCGACTACGCCCAGGACACTGGGCTGATAGAGCAGCACGGCGCGGCGGGCCTCACGCGCGTCCTCGTCGCGCGCAAGACAAAGAAGCCGATGGCAAGCATTCCGCCGGAAGAGGCTGGAGCGCTGATGCGTGCCATCGATGGATACGACGACTCGGTAACCCGGCTCGGGCTGCTATTGCTCGCGCACACCTTCGTCCGCGTCGGTGAGCTTCGAGGAATGCTTTGGGGGGAGCTAAAGGAAGGCGGAGCGGTTTGGGTCGTTCCCGAGACGCGCATGAAGATGCGCATGCCGCATGTCGTGCCCCTCTCGCGACAGGCGCAGTCAATCCTCGCAAAGCTGCGCGAGATGAGCGGTGACGGTGCGCTCGTGCTCGATTCACCCATTCATCCGGGGCACCCGCTCTCGGAAAACACTTTTCTCTTTGCTCTGTATCGGCTTGGCTACCGCGGGCGAATGACGGCCCACGGGTTTCGCGCTCTGGCTTCGACCGTGCTCAATGAGCGTTCAGGCTTCCCGCATGACGTGATCGAGCGGCAGCTCGCGCACAAGGAAACGGACGCTGTTCGAGCTGCCTACAACCGGGCGGAATATCTCACGCAGCGCCGAGAGCTGATGCAGTGGTGGTCCGATTGGCTGGAAACTACCCAGCAATCACGCCCAAGTTCTTGATCGTGGTGAGCGGTCGTGAGCGACAGTGGGAGCTAAGAACAATTGGCGGCGCCGGGCGCCTAAATAATTCTGTATGAGCTAGGTTCGGGGCCCCAGTCGTCGCCGTTGTCACATTGCAAGAACACTTGAGCTGCTTGCAGGCGCTTGCTACCTTTGGGCTGAGAGGTGCAAGCGGGGTAACTTCGTGTTACTCTAATATGTGGGACACCCAGGAAGATTTTTCGGCCCGTATCGGGTCGTGTGAAGACAAGGTCCGGCACGTTGCCCCTGCGTCTATCTCTCCACCTAGCACTTCTATCATCTAACGATGCAGAATGAGTTCCTGGGTGGCCCACCATATTTATGAAGCTTGAAAAACTTCGGGCCGCTTCATCAACGACAGATCTTGCAAATCTGCTTGGCTACAAGCAAAGCGCATTTCATTATTTGCTCTACAAGCTGCCCGAGGCAGCCAAATATTCCATATTTCAGATTCCGAAGCGCAGCGGAGGAACTCGGGAAATACGGGCGCCTGAGCCAAAGCTGAAATTGCTTCAGCAGCATCTCGCTGAATACCTATCAGAATGTCTTAAAGAAATTGAGTCTGGAAACGGGCTCGACTCTCCCGCGCACGGTTTCAAGGCCGGGCGATCAATTTTTACGAATGCTCAAATTCATAAAAAGCGTCGCTTTGTTCTGAATGTTGACCTGAGAGATTTCTTTACGACGATTCATTTTGGTCGAGTGAAGGGGTATTTCGAAAAGAGCAAGGAGTTTCAGCTCGCCCCGAATGTTGCTTTGGCAATTACTAAAATTGCGTGCTACGACCGGTGCTTGCCGCAAGGGTCGCCTACGTCTCCAATAATTTCTAACTTGGTTGGCCGCGTGCTCGATGCTCACATGTGCAAGTTAGCAAAAAAGCACAAGGTCACGTACTCGCGATATGCTGATGATCTTACGTTTTCCACGAACTTGAAAGAGTTCCCAGCTGCGCTCGCTATACAAGTTGAAGATCACAGCTGGAGCCACGGAGAAGAGTTGGAGGCAGTAATTAAACACGCTGGGTTTGAAATAAATCCGAAAAAAACACGTGTTCAATATCGGGCTTCTCGGCAAGATGTTACTGGCTTGGTTGTAAATGACCGTGTTTCGATTCGAAGGGATTATCGTGCGTGGGCTAGGTTGGCTGTCCATCGTTTGGTCAATAAAGACGAGTATTTCGAGCAAGTCGATAAGAAGTTTATTGGGCCTTTGCCAAGCACCAAGACGCCAGGTTCTATCAAGAAGCTACACGGGATCCTTTCGTTTATTTATAGTGCACAGGTTTTTAGGCGGGAAGTAATAATTGAGAAAGGCGGTCAAAAAAAGGAGAAAAGATCTGACCTGCATTCTGATGAGCGGCTTTATCAGAAATTTCTTTATTACACTCAGTTTTACAGGGCTGAAAAGCCTCTCGTGGTATGCGAGGGGAAGACTGACAATGTGTATATACGCAACGCCATCATTGCGTTGGGGGATAAATTCCCGGTGCTAAAAAAGGATAAGGCAGAAAAAGATGCTCTGCTTGTTCGTTTTTATCCTCATCCAAAACATGGGGATCGGCTTCTGGAAATGGGCGGTGGAACGGCAGGATTAAAGAATTTCGGTCAAATTTATGTTGATCGCTCCAAAAAGTTTTCTCATATAAAGCCGCGCAACCCGGTGATCATTGTTTTGGATGCCGACGATGCAGGTAAGGATGTGTACAAGTGGGCGCAGAAGAGCCACGCGAAAAAAGAAGAATTTTCCGGCATCCTATTCTTGCATCCAAACCTATATCTTATTTGCATCCCTGACCTGGAAAATGCAGAACATAAAGCGATTGAAGGGCTTTTTCCTAAAGCTCTGACCGACCACAAGCTTGGAAATAAATCCTTTAATTGGAAGAATACAGCGCTGAAAGACGGCGAGTACGGGAAAGCGTATTTTGCGAAGCATGTTGTGCCTTTGGCAACGCCAGATATGTTTTCTAATTTCTCTCCGCTATTGCAAGATATTTCCGACGCTATTGAGCACTTCCAAAAGCATTGGGATCTGGTGAAGGTTGCCTAGGGGCGGATCTACCTCCAGCTTTGTTCGTGCGGATGCATCGAAGCGGTAGGATTCGACGCATTTTTACCCAATTTCATTCGCTTAACCGGGTCTGGACACTAGGCGTGTCTACAAAGCTCCGGAGGTCGGAAACACGCCATCGTGTCAGGCCTGCAATTTTGACTGGCTGGGGAAGCTGCTTCAGCTTCACTTTATTCCAGAACGTCGAGCGACCCATCGCTAGCATCTTTGCGGCCTCTACCGCTGGGACTAAAAGTTTTTCGTTCATTTGATTTCTGATGGTTTAAATTAAAAGCCGGAGCAAGGGCTCAGACTGCAAGCCCATTAAGCAGGGAGTTGGCTCGTGACTTCTTGTGGTCGAGCCAAATGCGTCGCTAGGTGGTATGGCGCGAGCGCTGTACCTGCAACCTGAGAAAGCGGTCCCGAAATTTGCCGCGCCATTCTTTCCACGTTGCAGCTTCTCGCTCGGGCGTGTCAAGGCGAACCCAGTCGGCAGGCGCGACCGGCTGCAGCGTGTCGTCACCGAGCACGGGCCACGGCATGTGCCGCGATGGGTTGTATGGCGTCAGATCGCGGCGAGCCGTGGCGAGCGCCTGCAGGTCGATGGAGCGCAGAAACTCGCGATGCCCTGCGAACACCGACAAGAGCTTGAAGTGCTCGCGCACGCCCTTGGCATGCTCGGCCTCGAAGGCGTGCCATGCGCCGACGCCGAACGCCATGCTGTAGCTGTTCACGGCCTGCTTGGCCGGGCTGATGAGGTCGTTGGTGTATGCCTCGTGTGCGTCGTGCATCAACGCTGCCATCTGTACGAACACCGAGGCGCCTGCGCGCTCGGCGATGTCGCAGCACAGGAGGCTGTGCTCGGCCACGCTGTAGGGGCGCGACGTGGCGCCGTTGAACTGGGCGACGATGGCGAGGTGGTGTGCCACGTCGTTGATGTCCACCGGGCGGCCGCATGCGCCGTAGGCGGTGGGGCCGGCGAGGTGGTACTCGGCGCCGCTGGCGGTGAGCATCCACGTCATGGCGCGCCCTCCGACTGTTGTTTCGGGCTGCGGTCGAGCAGGGCCGCGCGGTGGTCGTTGAACACCTTCTTGAAGTGCTGGCCCGAGCGCTCGTCGAAGGGATAGCTGCAAGCGAAGTTGAGCGAGTGGCCGGCCTCGGCCGCCTCCTTCGCTTCGCGCTCGATCTTGTCGAGCGACACGATGGGAAAGTCCATGGAGTCTCCGGTGAATGGGGCTAGGCGGCGTGGGCTGGCGCGGGGGCGCGTGCGGGCAGCAGCTCGCACGAGGTGATGGCGGCGTGGATTTCGGGTGCGTGCGCGCCTGGCATCGAGCGCGGGTTCGTGAGCACCAGGCGCAGCGCGTCGCCGGCCTTCAGGCTGCGGTGCTTCGCGCGCCACGCCTCGGCCTCGGGGCCGACCCAGCGCACGACGTAGACCTCGACCGCGCGAGGGCCTTGGTTGTCGACGACGCGCATCTTCAGGACGAAGGCGCCGGCGTCGTTCTTGTGCTCGCTGACCGCGGGCCGCGTGGGGTGGTCCTTGCCCACGAAGAAGAGCCCTGTCGTGGTGGTCGTCATTGCTGCGGACCTCGCTGCATCTCGGCGCGGATGCGCTTGAAGGTCTTGCGGATGTCGGTGGCGACAGCCGGCGTGTACTGGAAGCGGTCATCGGCGAGGCCGCCGACCGGGCCGGTACGCTGCGGTTGCTTGGACCGGCGCGGGCGAGGGTGGGTAATCACGATCATGGAGAGCTCCAGCCGTAGACGCACATCGCGGCGAGCACGATGGGCAGGACGATGAAGACCGCCAGCGCTGCAGCGGTCGCGAGGAAGCCCGGAACGGGCGCGACAGGCGATGTCCTCATGAGGCCATCGCCGGTTTCGTGGAGAGAGGTCGAGCGCATGGCCAGCCTTTCAGAATGGGCAGGCCGCGAGGGCGCGGCCCGGGGTGGTGAGGGCGATTTCGAGCGCGATCTCGAACACCTCTTCGTCAGAGGCGCCGTGTCGGCTCGCGAGCAGGGCCGCGCTCATCGGGTTGCGCTCGCAGTACGGCGAACCCGGGCGGTGCTCGTAGTGGTATCCGCCGCACCGGCACAGGCGATGGCCGGTTTCGCGAAGGTGCTGCGTGAACAGCCCATGGTCGCGGCGGCGCGTGCGGCACTCGGGGCAGCGGAACAGAAAGGCCACGCGGTCAGCTCCTGCGAGTGTTCTCAACCGTGGCGCGGCCGGCGAGCGCAAGATGCCGGGTGTTGACGGCGAGGCCTTGCCAGTACGTGTACATCGGCGGCTTGCGCGTCTGGTACGCATGCGCTGCGCTTTCGCGGCATGCACGGCTTATTGCGCGAAGCATCCTCACGAGCGCTTCGCGCGCCTCGGGCGGGAGCGCATCGAATTCATTGCGCACCTCTGGCAGCTTCAGCATCGGATTGCGCACGTCGGCGCGGTTGCTGCGGACAGCCGGGGCGGGTGTGGGGTGTGTGACGCTCACGACTTCACCTGCCGCAGCGAGAAGTTGACGTTCGCCAGCGCGTCGTGAAGCGGCTCGGTCACGAGCGAGCCATAGCCGGCTTCTTGATAGCTGGCGATGGCCTCCGCGATAGCCTTCGCTGCGAGGGCTGCGGCAAGCTGCGCCTTCAGCTCAGCGACGCTCTCGACGTTGACCTTTCGCGGGGCGTTCATGCGTCACCTCGCGCGCGGAGATTCAGAGCGTCGATGTCGCTGTTGAGCGCACGAGCGCGCTCTGCGAAGTCGGCGGCCATCGGATGTGCCGGCGCTTCGTCTTCCTCGTAGCTCTCGACGGCAGCATCAGCGAGGCCGGGGAGGTCGATGCTTCCCGCCTTGAGGGCCTTCAGTGCCAGCGGCACGCCCATGGCTTGCCACGTCGTGACGCCAGCGAGCTTGCAGCGATAGAACGCCTGGCGCCGACGGCCGGTGGTGCGCATCCAGATTTCGACGCGCGCGGCGCGGGTGGCGACGAACGGCGACGGGCGGCCGGCGGTCGCGTGGTTGGTTTGTGCGCGGGCCACGGCGTCAGCCCTCGATGCGCACGGTATCGAGCACCGGGCACCCGGTGATGCGGTGCGCGATGTCGGTCGCCTGTGTGGCGCTGGTGGCTTGGAATTGGACGAACGGCGCGGCGCCGGTGTCCGAGGGGTTCAGGTGCCCGTGGGCATCCCGGGGGGTGTAGTAGCAGCGATAGCGACGGTGCATCGTTCTCTCCTTTGCGCCGGGGTGGCGCCTCGGAGAGAATTATTAGGGGCACTGATTATCTAGGTCAATAGGGGCACTGATAATTCGCGCAAGTTAGTTTGTAACAGTGCTCCTAATGAAAGCCGAACGCATGCAGCTCTTCGTGCTACAACTCGCGGCTGAGAGGGGGATTCCGAGATGAGGTTGATTGCATTGAGTGCGGTCGCGATCTGCGCATTTCTGGGCGCGTTCGAGACGCAGGCGCAGGTCTATAAATGCCCGGATGCTTCTGGGCGGCTGGCACTACAGCAAACGCCCTGTGCAGGTGGGGCAAAACTCGAAGTCCGACCAGCTTCCGGGCACGATCCGGTATCCGCGCCGCAGGCGGTAGGCGGCGCAGCTCCCTCGGCTTCGGCGAGTCCAAAGAAGGGATATGCGGATCAGCTTGCCGAGGAAAGAGAGCAGCGCGAACGTTGGGTCAGGATGAACGATGCGCGCCTGGCAGTTGATCGCGAGCGGCGCACCTGTGACCGCGAGCAAGCAGACCTGGCGAGTCGTAAATGGGCGTCCAACAACAACCTTGCTGGTGCCACGCGCGACAACGCGATTTCCGGCGAGATGCAGGCAGCGGCCACGATGTGTGCGGGCCGTCTTCGTTCTCTCGAAGCGGAGGTAACCCGTATGGAAGCTGATTGCTCGAAGATGGGATGCCGTCGCCCGGGTACTTAGATTCCCTAGAGTTGGACGCCCATCCAGACAACGCGCCCAATCATCTCGAAGTCGTCGGTTCGATGATCGATGAGCACGTCGGGATATGTGTCGCGGTCTGGGTTGGCCGAAACTGCGCGAATTGTCCGGTCCTTCTGCTGGTACAGCTTCTTCACGAAGAGGTCGCCTTCACGACGGAAAGCATAGAACTTTCCAGCGTGAATGTGATTTCGGGCGAACTCCGCTGTGTGAATCAATAGCACTGCGCCATCAGGAATATCGGGCTCGTTGCTGCTGCCGGCCGATCCGGCCACGTTGGCGTGTTGATCGTTGATGCCAAGGCTGCGGAGGAACTCGCGGCGAAACGCGAGTGGCGGTTTTTCGCCGTCGTCATAGACCACGCGCCCGTGACCATTTGAGAAGGTGACGGACACGCGGCGCACCATGACATAGTCGCTTTCCGGGTTCTGAACCAGAGCTGCGGTTTTGGCCGCCTCTTGCGCGAGGCGAGGGCTGAACTCCAAGATGTCGACGCCCAGACCGAGCGCGAAACCTCGGGCCGCCTTCAGGCTGAGCGGCACCTTGCCGCTCAGAAACTGTGCGACTGCGCTCTGATTGCCAATCTCATGACGCTCGCCGAACTCGGCTTGGCTAAGCTGGCTTCGCTTGTCCCATAGAGCTTTGAGCTGCCGGGATTCCTCAAGCGTCTCCGGAGTCACCTTGGATTGGCGGGATTTCCTTGCTACTGCTTCCATGGCACCAATCATTAGCGGCGCTGGTTTTCTCGCAAAACAGTGGCCCTGTTGATTTGTGTAATCAGGGGCGCTAATATTGGCGCCTATGCATAACCTGAAATCCATTCGTGAGCGCCTCGGGGTCACGCAACAGGCGCTGGCCGCTGGAATCGGCTGCACCCAAAGCAATATCGCCCACTACGAGCGTGGGCAGGTCTTGCTACCCGAGGTCGCGGCGAAGCTGATCGCATTCGCGGCCTCTCGTGGGCTTCGGATTGGCTACGACCACATCTACGGGAATGCACCGCTGCCAAAGCTCGAGGCAGAAATGGGGCATACCCATGCGTGACAGTGATCCGCCAGAACTGCCGTGTGCAATGCCGCCGCTCTCGGTGCGGGTCGCGGAAGTCGTCCTCGTTGAATGTCAGCGTGGGGAGGGCGATCTTCGCCGGGTTGTGCTTCAGGTCTTCCACCCCAACGGCGAATTGCTCGCGGAGCATGACCGCATCCACGAAGACCCCGTATACGCCTCCTATTTCCTGCGGGATGGGCTCGCGAAACGTGGTGCGAAGGGTCTGCATGAAGGATAGCGCTGACCTTTTCCCCGACATACGCACGTTCGACCGCATCCACGGTGCCGTCGCGCTGGGGCGGGTTGCTCGCCTCTCGGGTAGCGCTGCAGTATTTGGGCCCGTCCGTCGCGATCCTCCGTCCGATGCCGCTGGAGCATGCGTGACGGTCAAGCCGCGTCCTTCCGCGGGTGGGTCTGGCTCATCGGTCGAGGTCCATGTCGCGACGCCGACCTGCGAGGTCTTGGCCACGGTCACGCTGGCAGCGTTGCTTGAGCGATGTCGAGCGGGATGCTCAAGACACGAGAGCAGAGCTGCTCCATCGCAGCACGCTCTCGCAGCGACTGCAGGCCGTGAGCGCTGGCGCATCTGTTGGTCAGATCGATCCACGCCGCGATGTTCTCGCGCGTCAGTTCTGGCTCGACCTCCAGCAGCACCACGAGCTGCTGCAGGAAGTTTTCAACAGCACCCATGCGTTCGTCGAGCGTGGGTGCCCCGGTCGCCGCGTCTGAGGTGCGGCGGTCCTTCTCATCGGAGGTTTGCATGAAGGTGAATGTCTCAATTCCCGATGGCGTTGCCTATGGCGCAGACGAAACCTTGCCCGCCAGAGTGCAGGGGCAGAGCGTTGCCGAGGTTGCCTACAACACGGTGTACGGCTTCAAGCCTGGCATCGAGGTGCTCGCGAAGCGCATGAACATGAGCGCGAACACGCTCGCGCACAAGGTCAATCTGAAGAACAAGACGCATCACCTGTCGCTGCGCGAGGCCATCGACCTGCAGCGTGCGACAGGCAACTTTGCGCTGCTGCACGCGATGGCCGATGAGCTGGGCCACACGGCCACGCTCGCCACGCCAGCGCAGGCAGAAGGCAATCCGGTCGAAACCATCATGCGCATGCACTGCGAGTTCGCCGACTTCACGCGCGCCGTTTCAGACGCCGTGGGCGACGGCACGCGGTTCGTGACGGGCAACGAGATGCGGCGTGCGGACTACCACGGGCAAGAGGCAGTCGCATCGGTAGGGCACACCCTCGCGATGCTGCGCGCGCGCGTGCGGAAGGCGCCGACGACGTGAGACATGGGTTCGCCAGACGGGGAGGGTGCGCGGCCCCATGAGCATCCGGCTGATGTCGATGATTTTTGATCGCTACCCCGAGGGCGGTAGCGAGATGCTGCTCGCGCTCGCAATGGCTGACCACGCCAACGACGACGGCGCGCGCATCTGGCCGTCGCTCGACGAGCTGGCGCGCAAGACGCGGCAGAGCCGGCGCACGGTGCAGCGGCAGATCGCGAAGATGCTGGCCTCGGGCTGGCTGGAGCAGGTTCGCACGGCCACGGGCCGCCCTGGCGCGACGAACGAATACCGCGTTTGCCCGGCATGGGTCGCCGGCGCAGAGCTTCCGAAGACGGGTGTCAAAGTGACACCCGTCGAGGATTCGCCTGAACTGACGACGGGTGACACATTGACACCCCTCGCGGCGGGTGAAGTTGTCCACACGGGTGACAAAGTGACACCCGTTCGGGAAGGGGAGAGGGGTGTCACCCGTGACGCGAGGGGTGTCACCGGTGACGCGAGGGGTGACACAGCTATGTCACCCGAATCTTCAGGAACCATCAAGAACCATACCCCCCTACCCCCCGATGGGGGGACGGACGGGTTCGAAGCCCTCTGGTCGATCTACCCGAACCACGACAACCGGGCGAAGGCAGAGCGGCGATACCGCCGGCTCGCGCCGAGCGCCGCGCTGCAGCAGGCCATGCGCTCGGCCATCGAGGCACAAAGGCTTGGCAAGAGGTGGACGAAGGACGGCGGAGAGTTCGTGCCCGAGTTCGCGACCTGGCTGCGCAACGAGCGTTGGCGCGATGAGCCGGCCCCAGTTGGTGCGACGGGCCGAGGTTGGCACGAGACACGCGCAGGCATCGATGCGAAGGCCCGGGAGCTGGGCATCCCCGCATGGGACGAGGCGGCGTTCTCGCTGGGCAGGGGGCCGAGCTACCCCGCATTCACCGAGCGCGTGCGACGCGCAGCAGAAGCAAGCGAGGCCACATGCGCCTGACGATGAACTTCGACAGCGGCCTCGCCAGCGTCCAGCGCCAGCTCGACAAGCTGTCGGGCGAGCAGGCCAAGCAGGCATACGCCGAGGGCTTGAACGACGCTGGCTTTCGCGTGCGCCGCGAGTGGCAGCGCGAGATGGGCGACCAGTTCGACCGGCCGACCGCGTACATCCTCAAGAGCGTGTACGTGCGCAAGGCCACGCCCGAGCGCTTGAGCGTGGACATCGAGCCGACGTACTTCGGCGGCAAGGGCGTGGACCCGCAAAAGATTCTGCAGGCGCAGGAGTTCGGCGGACCACGGCGCGACAAGCGCAGCGAGATGGCACTGCGCCGCATCGGCATCCTGCCGGCCGGGTATCAAACGGCCATGCCCGCGACCCCCTTCCCGGGTAGTGATGACGGGCGAGGCAACGTGCGCGGCAGCTTCCTCGTGCGGCTGCTGTCGTACTTCCAGGCGCTGGGCGAGCAGGGCTATCGAGCCAACATGACGGACAGGAGCAAGACCCGTCTGCACAGGGGTAGCAAGGGCCGCGAGGGCGTGCGTTTCTTCGTTGCGTACGGTCGTCTTCGCGGTGGGCCGACGCAGCATCTTGCGCCTGGCATCTGGGCTGCAACTGGCACGCAGGGCGGCGTCGTGCGGCCTGTGCTCATGTTCGTGCGCAATGCAACGTACGAGGCACGCATCAGCAGAGAGCGTGTGGCCGACCGGGCCGACGTGCAGCCGTACATCGAGCGGCGCATCCGTTACCGCATCAGAAAGGCAGTTGGCGAATGAATGCCAATTCGCTTTCAGGCCATCGGGCCCATGCGGCTCATCGCCTCTTCTCGGATGCGGCTCAGGCCGCTGCGCACGATGTCGTGTTTGACGCCTTCGGCCCCTCGCGCATGGCCTTCCCACTTGCGCGCGCTGAAGTACCGGTCAGCCGCAATCTCGATCTTGTTGAGTCTGTCGTTGAGGTAGTTCGACGGCATACGCATTCGCGCGCACAGGCTGCGGACTTGCGCCAAGGCCGAAGGGTTCACCCCTGGGCCGTATCGATCCATCAACGCAGCGAGTTCGTCGCACAGGACGAGAACCCGCTGCCACTCGGAGCTTTCCATGTCTACGCCTACATCCGTTGAGGTTGTGGAGGTGATCTTTGTCAGCACGTCGCGCGGGGACGGCACACCCTCCAATCCATTGCGTTCCGTGCATCAGTATTGGTCGAAGGACGGGCGCTTGCTCGCCGACACGGACACCATGTTCCATTGCCCAGAGTCGGCATCGTACATGGCTGCCGAACGCTTGAATCAGTTGCGCAAAGCTGGAACGTCGGCCCCTGAAGACACAGGCGGAGCCTCCTGATGAAGGGGGTGAGTCAAGGTCGGACCGCCCACGCCATCGAGCTGCGCGGAGTTTGCTGCGGGTCCTTCCCGGAGGCTTTGGATACGGGTAATTCGAACCGCGTGCTCGGGCTGTTCACCGAGCTTGTTAAGGGGGTTAAGTGAAGGTAGTTGAGGCTATGGGAGTGGGCATCACGCAGGCCGAGTTCGCGGCCATCATCGGCGTGAGCGAGGCGAAGGTCAGCCAGTTGGTTGCCGAAGGCGTGATCGAGCGCGGCCAGTCTGCGCATGCATGGCTGCTCGCCTATTGCGAGCGGCTGCGCGAGGTGGCTGCCGGGCGCGCCTCGGGCGAGTTGGGCGGACTCGATCTCGTGCAGGAGCGCGCGGCGCTCGCGCGCAGTCAGCGCGAGGCGCAGGAGATCAAGAACGCTGTGGCCCGCGGCGAGTTCGCTCCCATCGGTCTGCTCGCCGACGTGCTAGGCATGGCGTCGAGCGCCGTCGTTGATCGCTTCGAGCAACTGGAGGGCGCGCTGCGCAAGGCGTGCCCAGATCTGCCGGATGAAGCGAAGGCCACGCTGCAGCAGGTGATCGCCAACGCGCGCAACGAATGGATTCGGTCCACCGAGAAGCTCGTTGCATCGGAGCTGGACAGGATGAGCCGCGAGGCTGACGACGACGAGGGCGCAGACGACAGCGGCACCGCGCTCGAAGATCATGCAGAGGCATCGACCTGATGGCCGCACACGTTTCGCGTGAAACATTCACGGCAGTGCTTCACGCCGTGACTCTCGGCTTGGGCAGCCTGCGCGCCGAGGTCTTCCAGACCTTGAGCGAATGGGCCGCCGATCACTTCAAGCTCGCCGGCGAAAGTTCGCACCAGAAGGGCGGGTGGATCGCCTGGTCGTTTCAGGTCGGCATCCTCGACTTCATGAGCGATGACCGCATCGAAGAACTTGACGTGATGAAGTCAAAGCGCGTCGGCTACACGAAGATGATTACCGCCTTCGTGGCCTACAACATCGCGCACCGCCGCCGGAAACAGGCGCTCTGGCAGCCGACTGACGACGACCGCGACAGCTACGTCAAGAGCGAAATCGACCCGATCCTCGATGCGCGCGACGGCGTGCCGTCCGTGCAGGCCGCTCGTCGCAAGGGCGGTGGCAACGACGACACCATCAAGATGAAGAAGTTTCGCGACAGCGTGCTTCATCTGCTGGGCGGCAAGGCGAAGCGGGCATATCGCCGCATCACCGTGGCCATCTCGATCCTCGACGAGTGGTCGGCCTTCGACCAGACCATCGAGAAGTCCGGCGATCCGGGCGGCCTGGCAAAAGGCCGTCTTGAGGGCGCGCCGTATCCGAAGTTCGTAGGCGGCTCCACGCCTGGCGTGAAGGGCCTATGCCACGTCGAGCGCGCTGCCTTGAATGCAGCCGGCTTCGTTCGCTTCTACATCGACTGCAAGCACTGCGGCATCGAGCACCCGCTCTCGTGGGGCGGCAAGGAAAAGCTCCACGGCTTCAAATGGGAGTGCGGCAACCCGGCCAGCGTGCGCCATGTCTGCCCGCACTGTCGCAAGCCGATTCGGCAAAGCGACTTCCTGCAAGGCGGCTTGCCGATGCCGGGCCGCTGGGTGTGCGAGAAGACCGGCAAGACCTTCGGGCCCGATCGCATCTGGCGCGATGCCGCCGGCATGCCGACGCGCCCGCCTCAAAGCCTCGGCCTGCACGTATGGGCGGCGTACAGCCCCCAGCGCACCTGGGAGAGCATCGTCAAGGAATTCGAAGAAGCATGCGACGCGCTCGCGCGGGGCGACGCCGGTCCCATGCAGCTCTTCGTCAACGAGACGCTCGGCGAGACATGGGAAGTCGTCGGCGAGCGCACCGACGAACACGCCCTCCAACTGCGTGCCGAGCCTTATGCGCTGAGGACCGTGCCCGCCGGTGGCCTCGTGCTCACCGCTGGCGTGGACGTGCAGCGTGACCGGTGGGAGATCGACGTATGGGCCTGGGGCCGCGGACTCGAGTCATGGCACGTCGAGCACCATGTCATTCATGGCAACCCCGCGTCCGAAGACGACTGGGCGCCGGTGACAGCCTACCTCTCGGGCCGCTACGTGCAAGCCTGGCACGGAGGCTCGCTGGGTCTGAGCGCTATCTCCATCGATTCGAGCGACCAGACGCAGGCGGTCTACAACTGGGTGCGCAAGACGCAGCACCTGCTGCCCAAGCTACGCGCCGTGAAGGGGCGAGGGGAAGACAACGTGCCCGTGCTCGGGCCGAGCAGCCCCCAAGAGGTGCGGTTCAACGGGAAGAAGATTCCCAATGGCATCAAGCTTTGGAATGTCGGCGTTGATACGGCGAAGGATCTGCTGCTCGGGCAGCTCGCCATTGAGCAGCCTGGCCCGGGCTTCATTCACTTTAGCTCAGAGCTTCCGCGCGAGTGGTTCGAGCAGCTCACGGCCGAGCAGCGCATTCTTGTGAAGGTAAATGGCAAGGAAGTCTTCCGTTGGGTGAAGCGCAGGCCTCGCAATGAAGTGCTCGATAACAGGAACTACGCGTTGCACGCGGCCTTCGGTCTTGGCTTGCATAACTACACGGATAAGCGGTGGACTGATTTGGAAGTATCGGTTCAGCCTCCGCGGGACCTTTTCTCGGTTGCCCATTCTGTCCCGAGCACGCATGACGGATTGCAATCGACTCAGTCGCGCCCACCATCCTTTGCGTCAAATGGAGCACCAGTGCCCTCTCGGATCGAACTCGACATCTTCTCACCCATTGAACTGAATTGATCATGAGTGCCCCTTTCTCGCCCCCCAGTCCCGAAGAGCCGCTTGCAATCATCGAAGAGGAAGCGCTGGCGGTCGCGCGTTGTTTCGGTGTTGCGATCCCAGAGGCCGCAGCAGCCTCGCTGGTGGAGCGCATCGTTCTGCGTCTTGGAGGCGCTCATGTCTACTTGCCGAAGAGAACACCTCGCGAGAGAAGTCGAATTCGCACGGAGATCGTCGCGCGATTCAATGGAAGGAATCTCTTCGAACTTGCGCGTGAATACGAGATGACCCCGAGGCACTTGCGTCGAATACTGGCAGACAAGTGACCGTCTTCATCGCCGCTGCGCCCCGAGCGAGGTTCTCTCAGATGGTCGACGCCGCGAGTGGGATGATGCTGCAAGCCTAACGCGCGGTGAACTTGGCGGTGAATCAGAGGTCTCGGACGCGTGCGGAAAAAATGAGCTTGGTGAGCTCTTTAGCGCCCGGTAGCACAATAAGTGTCAGTCCTCTTGGACGCGGAAATCGACGAGGAAAAGGGTGAATAAATGATCAAAACAGCGGCGGATTTGCTAAAAAAATTCGTAGACCAAGAGCGTCGAGTGCTCGACGACTACGAATTGGTGCACGGCCCGACTATTGGAACAATGTATGAGGGGCTAACCCAAGAGGTACTTCAGAGAAGCATACCTTCACAGCTTGGATTGCAGGTTGTGAGCGGATTCGCCTTTCATGACAATCAATTGAGTGGTGAAATCGATTGCATGGTGGTTCGCGGCAATGGCGAAAAGGTTCCGTATACCAATAAATATAAATGGCATATTTCTAATGTGATAGCGGTATTCGAGGTAAAGAAGACGCTCACAGCAGAAGAGATTTCAGATAGCTATGACCATCTGCGCGCAATATCAAAGATATACGCAAATTATGTTGATAGTTCGGATTCAAAAGAATTAAAAATTGACCTTTCATGGCCGCGCAGAACTTTTGCGCAAATGACTGGGCAGATCCCGCCACCTCATAAAAATACTGGAAGTTTGCCGTTCGATTTAGAGATGCTTTATCACACAATCGTTAGCGAATATTTGAATCCTGCCAGAATTGTGGTTGGTCACCATGGGTGGAAGAAGGAGAAAACGCTGCGCGACCACATAGCAAAGCTTCTTGAAGATCGATTGTCCGCACCAAAAGGCATGGGGGCAGGCAGTTTTCCTCAGCTAATAATTGGAGGTGATTTTTCTCTTATTAAGGCGAATGGGTTGCCATACGTTGGGCCGATGATTGACGAAACTTGGGGTTTCGTCTTATCGACCAGTCACAATCCAATGCGAATTTTGTTGGAGATACTATTTACAAAGATCGACCGGATTTGTTCAACCAGTCTTGCAAGCGATGAGTCCAATGAATTGGAGGCAATGACACTTTGCCTTAGAACGCGTGCTGTAAAAAAGGGTGAGATTCAAGGCTGGGAATATTTATATGACGATTATTCCAGTAGAGATCTTAAGAAGCGAGGCGACAGTTACCAATGGCAGCCGTGTGAACTCACAAATTCCGAATTCGTTGTAGTCGACATGTTGTGCCGTGGAAAAAATGTTCGTGTCGATGATCCACAATTCATTGCGTTTGCCAACAGCCAGCCTGGCGGTGTAAGTTCATTTATTAATTCGCTTGTTGCAACCCGATTAATTGCAAAAAGCGGCGTCAATCTCGAACTTACGACTATAAATTGTGTTGCGCTTGCCACACCGGACGGGAAGTTGGTTGCGGGAGAAAATAATGCTGGACAGATGGATAACTGGCTTGAATATAAGCTGGGGACCCCGAAAAATGAATGGAAGCTTCTAGCCTTTGTTCCGTCGTCAGAGTAGCGAATAAAAGCTCAGCCTTCGCTTGGAGTGCTACTTCCGAGACCTCCGGTAGTGGCAAATGAAAGACGTATCGCGGCGGTCAGACTTGATTCACGCTGGCGGGCAACAATGATCTCCAGAACATCCGGAGATATATGTTCCGGAGCGTGGAGTCTTTCTCTGTAAGCCAACAGAATAGTGTCCGGGTGTGAGCCCACGTCCGCAATTTCATTCAAATCGGATAGACGCGGTCTTCGGTCAGGGCGCATATCCACAGTTCGCGGCAATGCAGATGTGGCAAAGACAGGGCAATTGAGCTCCCTGGCAAGTCTTCTTAATTCCTTGCAAATTTCTCCGGGATCATCGGATTTCTTCCCAAGTAGGTGTTGAATTGAATCAACAATCACCACGCCCACGCCGCCCCATAGCTTGGCCTGCCGCCTAACCTCTTCCTGTAGCTCTGAAATCGAAATTGTCTGCTCGTCGCAAATATACATGGAGGCTTTGTGCAGTCGCTCGGCAGCTTCAGTAAAGCTAGCCCACTCTCCGTCAGACATGCGGCCGGCGCGCAAATGAGAAACGGGGATCTTTGCCATTGATGAAAAGATCCGCTCTATCAACTGAGATGCCGAGGTTGCTGGGGAATGCAGCAACACAGGGAGGCCTTCGACAGTTGCCACATGGCGAGCAATCTCTAAAGCGAACCCTGTTTTTCCGGTTAACGGGCGTCCAGCGAGAAGGGTAAGGGTTCCCGGTTGAAGGCCGTTAATAATACGGTCAAGATCCAAAAATCCGGTCCGCACTCCAGTCACTTCAGGAATTCCACCATCGCTTGCAACCACTACTCGATCCAGTAGTTCCACTAGCAGCTTTTCAATAGGAAAACCTTTTCCAGTAAGCTCTGCCTCATGTGAGTCATGATCGCTTTGAGGCAGTGGATCAACAGCGCGTATTATTTGATCGATGACAAAAGCTAAGCCCTTTGACGTTGGAACTGCGAGTTTGTCAGCGAGCGGTGGCGAAAATTTTAGGATGTCTTCTCTGCTCACCTGATGCCATACAGGAAGAATGACTTTTCTTGAGCCATCCTCTAGGGCGACAAAGCCATCGAGTTCTTTTTGTGTCCATTCTTTTCGTAAAAAATGGGGGCTTAAAACAACGACTCCGTAGCGTGACTCCGCTAAACCATCATCAATACCTCTGCGCAGGCTGTCGCCGAGCTTGAGATCCATTTCGTCGAGCCAGATTCGTAAACCTCGCGAGCGAAGGCCTTCCGCAAGCGGTCGCGCTATAGAGTCTTTGTCTTCACTGGCGTGGCTAATGAATACGTCATATTTCATAGTTGCAGTCCATTGGTGGGATATGTTTCGCTTCAGTAGGCTGCTACTTTGTAGATTTAATGAAAAATTGATCCTACTTTGCGAAAAATCAGGATGCAGAAGTCTTTCGGGCAAAGGTTTTGGGTCATCCTAAGCTTGCTGTCCTGGGGGAGTAACGCCGTATCTTCGCTCCCCGATCGTAGTGACTCGGCGGGACATATTTTGTGAAAATGTCCAGCGGAAATGTCCGCGATGAACTGTTGTCATCGCATGCATGGGCATTTACCGCCACCTCTCATTTTCTGAACTTCAAGCTACCCGCGCGCGCCTCATGGCGTCGCTGCAGGACCGACTAACCGCTCCCACCTCCGCCGCCCACATCGGGCGGTCTGTTCAGTACCAGCAAAACGTCGCCGAGATCCGCAAGGAAATCGCCGCCGTCAGCGAAGAGCTTGACCGCCGCTCGGGCGGCAGCTCGCGTGGCCCCATCTACGTGGTCTGAGATGGCGCGCCGCACCCGTCACCGCCATCCGTCCGCAAGCGCCAGTGTGTCTGTGCGTCCTGGCGCAGCCATGGCCGCCCACGATGCTGCCTCGGGCACCGACCTCGCGATGCGCGACTGGAACCCGGTCGCCGGCAGTGCCGATGCCGATCTGCTGCCAGACCTCGACACCCTGACCGCCCGCTCGCGCGACCTGGGCCGCAACAACGGCTTGATGGCCGGCGGCATGCAGACCCTGCGCGACAACATCGTGGGCTCGGTGCTGCGCCTGAGCGCCACGCCCGATTACCGCCTGCTCGGCTGGACGCGCGAGCGCGCTCGCGAGTGGGGCAACGTCACCGAAGCCAAATTCCGCTCATGGGCCGAGACGCCCGAGTGCGATGCCGCGCGCACGCAGAACCTGCTCGGTATGACGTTGCAGGCGCTCGGCGGCGCGATGCTCAACGGCGACGCGCTGGCACTGCCCCTGTGGCTGCCTCGCCCTGGGGCACGCTGGAACACGCGTCTCATGATGGTCGAGTCCGACCGGCTGGCGACACCAGTCGGCATGGAGCACCGCGAAGACATCCGCAAGGGCATCGAGTTCGACAAGTGGGGCGCCCCGGTCGCGTACCACATCCTCAAGCGCCACCCGGGTGACGCCTTCGCGTTCGGCCTCTACGGCATGACGCGGGAGGCGCAGTTCATGGAGTGGGACCGCGTGCCCGCTTTCACTCCCTGGGGCCGTCGTCGGGTCATCCATCTGCACGACAAGGAACGCACCGGCCAGTCGCGCGGCAAGCCGGTTGTTTCGGCCGTCATGCGCGAATTCCACATGGCCGGCAAGTACGCGGCCAACGAGCTGCAGGCGAGCCTCGCGAACTCGCTGGTCGCCGCGTTCCTCGAATCGGATCTCGATCCGGCATCCGCAGCCGAGCTGTTTGGAGAGAACCCGCGCGATGCGTGGAATGCCTCGGTCGCGCAGACCCGCAACATCCGCCAGCTCAAGGGCGCCGCGGTCATTCCGCTGCCCGCCGGTGCGCGCCTCTCCAGCTTCACGCCGGGCCGCCCCAATCAAGCCTTCGAGGCGTTCATGCTGGCCTCGCTGCGGCACATCGCGGCGGGCATGAACTTGCCCTATGAGCTGCTGCTGAAGGACTTCAGCAAGTCGAACTACAGCAGCGCACGCGCCGCGCTGCTCGAAGCCTGGCGCTATTTCCACGGCCGCCGCCGGTGGCTGTCGGACTACTGGCTGCGCGCCATCTATGAGCTGTGGCTCGAAGAGGCGATCAACGCCGGCGAGATCGAGGCCCCTGGCTTCTACGAGAACCGCTACGCCTACCTGCGTGCGCGCTTCATCTTCGGCGGTCGCGGTTGGGTCGATCCAGTCAAGGAAGCGCAGGCCGCTGCGCTGCGCATCGAGACAGGCATCTCGACGCTGGAGAAGGAATGCGCAGAGCAGGGCGACGACTTCGAGGAAGTGATGGACCAACGCGCCATCGAACTGCGCATGGCCGCCGAGCGCGGCCTGACCACCGCTCAGCCCATCGCCGTGGCACTCGCTGCCAGCGGCCAGACGACGCGCGATGACGACCAGTCCGACGCATCCGGCAGCGGCAAGGGCGACGCCAGCGACCCGACCGAGGAAACCACCGCATGAGATACCCCCACATCGCCGCGCGCATCTTCAACACGCCGCTGCTGATCCACCCGCAGAAGCTTGACGCCATCATCGCCGGCCTGAGCGAGCGCCTGCTCGGCGCTGCGCCGGTTGCTGTCGCTGCGGCGGAAGGTTCGCGCCTGCTCGCGCCGGAGCTGTTCTCGACGCGGCGCGGCGAAGCGAGCGACCGTGGTTATCGCGTGGTTGAAGGCGTTGCCGTCCTCAACGTCAGCGGCGCGCTTCTGCATCGAAGCAGGCTCGACATGGCCGAGAGCACTTACCTCGTCGGCTACAACGACTTAGCGGCCGACCTCGAAGACGCCATGAGCCATCCCGACGTACACGCCGTGCTGCAGGTCTACGACAGCCCCGGCGGCGAGGCGCAGGGTGCCTTCGAGTATGCGCAGCGCATCTTCGATCTTCGGGGACGCAAGCCCATGCATGCCATTGCGGACGGCATGGCCCTGTCGGCGGCCTACCTCGGGGCCAGTGCGGCGGATGAAGTGGCCGTGACAGCCACGGGGTACGCCGGCTCTGTCGGCGTCGTCTCGCGACACGTCGATTTCTCGCGCGCGCTCGACCAGGACGGCATCACGGTGACGCACATCTTCGCGGGTGCGCACAAGGTGGACGGCAATCCCTACGAGCCGTTGGCCGAGGACGTGCGCAGTGCCTGGCAGACCGAGATCGACGGCCTTTACACGATGTTCGTGGATGCCGTGGCGCGTCATCGCGGCATGGATGCCGCGGCCGTGCGCAAGACGCAGGCCGCGAGCTACTCGGGGGGCGCCGCAGTCGCCTCCGGCCTGGCAGACCGCATCGCCACCACAGATCAACTCATTTCCGAACTGGCCGCCCAGCGCAGCCGGTCCTTTCCTGTCGGGCCGACCGCCCGATCCAACGCCAACGACAAAGGAGTTTCAATGTCTGGCACCACCACCAACGAGGCGGGCGGTCAACAAGCCGCAGCAGCCAACGCCAACGCCGGCAGCCCGCCGGGCAACCCGGGCGCATTCACGCAGTCCCACATCGACAGCGCGCGCGCCGAGGGCCGCGAAGAAGGCGCCAAGGCCGAGCGCACGCGCGTGAGCGGCATCTTCGCACACGAGGCCGCAGCTGGCCGCACGCAGCTCGCGATCCAGTGCGTCACCAGCGGCCTCACGGTCGAGCAGGCCGGTGCGGTTCTCGCCGCTGCACCTGCAGCAGCTCCGGCGGCGGGCGCCAACGCCTTCGCCACCGCCATGGCCACGCTGGGCAATCCCGACGTGTCGGGCGTCGAGGCCGCCACCGGCGCGGCGTCCGAAGAGGCCGCGCTCGCGAGCCAGATCGTGTCGAGCTTCCGCGGCGCGCGCTGATTCGCCGCTCATCCCCACACACAGCAACTCAGGAGTTCCAGACATGGACTATCGCGCTGAATTCAAGACCGAGAGCGTCTCGGCATCCAAGGTGCTCATCGCAGGCAATGCGCACCTGCTCGTCGGCCGCAAGGTCACGCTGCTGGCCGGCCGCGTCTACGCCGTCGGCACGGTCCTCGGCGTCATCACCGCCTCGAAGAAGCACACCGTGAGCGCCGCTGCTGCCACCGACGGCAGCGAAGAGCCGGATCTCATCCTGGCTGAAACCGTCGATGCCACAGGCGGCGACCGCGAGGCGCTGGGCTACGCCCGGGGCGACTTCAACGTTAGCGCGCTCGTGATCGGCGCCGGCCACACAGTGGACAGCCTCACCGAAGGCCTGCGCACCAAGGGCATCACCTTGCTGCCCGACATGGCCTGAGCGAGGCCGCAGCCAGACCAGCAGCACCCGTACCCCTCATCCCACAGGAGAAAACATTCATGGACATCTTTTCCCCCGGCGTGCTCGCGCGCGTCATCGCCGAGCTGCCCGCTCCGGCACCGTTCATCCTCAATTCGTTTTTCCGCGACCTGCAGACGGAGACCAGCGAGGACATCCATTTCGACGTCGCCAACGGCCGCCGCCGCCTGGCCCCGTTCGTCGCGCCCATCGTGGCCGGCAAGGTCGTTCAGTCGAAGGGTTTCAAGACCGGCACCTTCAAGCCGGCCTACGTGAAGGACAAGCGCGTGTTCGACAGCTCGCGTCCCTTCAAGCGCTCCATCGGCGAGCGCATCGGTGGTGAGCTGTCGCCGGCGCAGCGCCAGCAGGCATTGCTCGCAGGCGACCTGCAGGACCAACTCGAGATGCTGTCGCGCCGTCAGGAGGTGATGGCGGTCGAAGCCCTTCGCACCGGCAAGGTCACGGTGGTGGGTGAAGAGTACCCGGCCGTGGTGGTGGACTTTGGCCGCCACGCCGATCTGACCAAGGCGCTTGCCGCCGGCAACCGCTGGGGTGAAACCGGCGTCGATCCGCTCGAAGATGTCAACGAGTGGTCGATGCTGGTCACGCAGCACTCGGGGGCCGCTGCCAACACCCTCGTGATGGACGTGAAGGCGTGGCAGCTCTTCAGCGCCGCGCCCTCGGTGCAGAAGCTGCTCGATCGCTTCCGCGGCAACGACAAGCTCAACCCCACGGTGGTGGGCGAGGGCGGTCGCTACATGGGGAACATCGGCGACTTCGACATCTGGGTCTATGCCGGCTGGTACGAAGACCCGGAGACGGAAGAGCTGGTGCCCTACTTGCCCGACTACACGGTCATCATCACCAGCCCCGACCTCGAAGGCGCCCGTGCGTACGGTGCGATCCGTGACGAGGAAGCCGGCTTCCAGGCGGTGCCGTACTTCTCCAAGTCGTGGATCGAGAAAGACCCGGCCGTGCGCATCCTGCTGCTGCAGTCGGCGCCGCTGCCCGTGCCGTACCGCATCAACGCGTCTTTCGCGGCCAAGGTGCGCTGACCGAGGGGCGCAATGGTGATGGAAGCTCCCTTCGCCCAGATCGAGCGCATGGTGGATGCCGGCGTGCTGGGGCATCTCGCCAACGCCATCGCGACGGTGGCCGGGCGTGACGTGCCCGTCATCTTCGACGAACCCGCCGCGCATCTCTTCGATGGGCAGGTCGATGCGCGCTCGCCGGAGTGCTCCGGCGCCGTGGCGGACCTGGGCGCCCTGGCGCGGGGCGACACGATCACCGTTCGCGGCACCGTGTACGAAGTGATGCGCACCGACCCTGACGGCGCCGGCTTCGTCCGCCTGACCCTCGGGAGCGCCTGACCATGCTGGCACTCGAACCCGTCATCGTGGAGCGCCTGCTCGAGTCGCTGTCCTCGCCGTGGACCGTCAGGGGCTACACGACCGATATGGGTGAACGCCCGGGGCATGCGCTCGCGTCGGTCATGTTCGCGGCCGGTGCGGTATCGGACGTGAAGGCCGGCGCTGTGGCGCTTCAGCCGGGCTGGCAGGTGCTGCTCTGCGCCAAGCACGGGTCTGATGCCGCGCTGTTGCTCGATGCCGCCTTCTCGGCGGTCATCGCATCGCTTCACAACTGGGAGCCCGGCGCGGCCGGTGGCCGCCGGTGGGGCGCGCTGGCGCTCGTGCGCTTCGCCCCGCCGCAGTACCCGCTCGAAGGCTATGTCGGCATCGAGCTTCTCTTCTCCACGACTGGCCGGTTTCTCGGTCAGGAGTGAACCCTTTCAACGGAGCCACCATGGCAAACAAATTCGAAAAGAGTGAATACGTCATCCCGCGCGGCCGCGTGTTCTTCGACCCCATCGACGACGCAGACCAGATCACGGGCGAGCGTCATTTCGGCAACTGCCCCACCGTCACGCTGAGCATTTCGACCGAGAAGGCGCCGCACTACAGCGCCGAGGTCGGGCCGGGCGTGAAGGATGCGGATCGCGTCGTGCGCATCGACCGCACGGGAAAGATCACCTGCGACAACATGAGCATCGACAACCGCGCGATGTTCATCTCGGGCGACAAGTCCACGACCACGCAAGAGGCCGGTTCGGTCGCGGCGGAGGGGCTGAAGGTGATTCCGGGCCGCTTCTACCAGCTCGGCCGCACCGACGCGAATCCAGCTGGCGCGCGCAATGTCTCGGCTGTCGTCGTCACGCCGAATGCCGGCGGCGATCCGTTCGAGCTGGGCACGGACTACACCATCGACGCGGCGCTCGGTCGCCTGCAGATCCTGGCCGGCGGCAACATCCCGGCGGGCCCGATCAAGGTCGCGTACACGAAGCCCGCGGCGACTTGGCAGACCATCAAGTCGAGCGAGAAGACGCTGCGCCGCGGTGCGCTGCGCGTCATCTCCAACGTCGCAGACGGCGAGCAGAGCGACACCTACATGCCGCTCGTGACGCTCACGCCCACTGGTGACCTCTCCCTCGTCACGAGCGACGACGCCTACACGTCGATGGAGTTCGATGTCGAGGTGCTGACCCCGCCCAACGGCGTGGCGATCTTCGTGGACGGTCGCCCTGTAGTCGCCTGACGCTTTTCGTTGCCGTCGTCGGCCCCCCGGCGGCGGCGACGCCTAGCGCTTCGCATGAGGCGCCATACGTCGCCGCACTAGCTTCCGTTTCTCTCCCGACTTCTCCAAAGGTTACCCATTGGCCTTCAAGCCGATCCAGATCCTCATCAACGCCAAGGACGATGCGTCCAAAGTGTTCGACCGCCTGCAGGCGCGTCTCGCCGTCTTTGCTGCGGCCGTGCTGGGCTACTTCGGCATTCAGGCGTTCGTGGGATGGGTGAAGGGCGGAGCGGACCTCGAACAGGCCCTCAGCCGCGTGCAGGCCGCCACCGGCGCCACGGCGACGGAGATGCGCGCCTTGCGCAAGGCCGCGCAGGAAGCCGCCGCAGATGCCCGCTATGGCTTCACCGAGTTGGAGGCGGCCGGCGCGCTGGAGAACCTGGCAAAGGCCGGCCTCAGCGTCAAGGATGCCATCGGCACTCTGCCATCGGCCATGCAGCTCGCCCGTGCCGGCGATGTCGAGCTGGCGACCTCGGCCGAGTACCTGACGAAGATCGTGAACGGCCTCGGTCTGTCCTTCGCCGACTCCGGCCGCGTGGCCGACGTGCTCGCCAAGGGCGCCAACGCCACGAACACCAGCGTGTCGGGCCTGGCGCAGGCATTGAGCTATGCGGCACCGCTGGCGAACACGCTCGGGCTGAGCCTTGAATCCACCGTCGCGATCATTGGCAAGTTCGCTGACGCTGGCATCGACGCGAGCCGCGCCGGCACGGCGTTGAACAGCATCCTCGCGCAGTTCTCCGACCCGGCCAGCAAGTTCCGAACGGAGCTGGCAGCGGCCGGCATCACGACGAACAACTTCGAGAAGATGCTGCACGAGCTGGCCGCTGCCGGCCCGGCCGGGCAGCGCGCGATTGCGGCGGTGGGGCAGGAGGCAGGCCCGGCGCTGCGCGCACTGCTCAATCAGGGCGTGGACAAGCTCGACGATCTCACCAAGTCGCTGCAGAACGCAAAGGGCAGCGCGGCCGAAACAGCCGGCGTGATGCAGGCGAATCTCAAGGGCGCGCTCAACGGCCTGCGCACCGCATGGGATTCGACCGTCAACGCCCTGACCACGCCCATCCTGCCGGTGCTGAAGCAAGGCGTCGAGCAGCTGTCCGGCGCCCTGCGTGCGGCCGTGGCCGATGGCACTGTGGGCCGCTTCGGTAACGCGCTCGCGACGGCCTTCCAGAACGGCATCAAGTGGGTGCAGGCGTTCATCGCGAGCGTGGACGTACCGGCGCTGGTCGAGAAGGCGCAGGCCATGGCCGACCGCACCGGCGCGCTGCTCGACGACTTCGGTCGCAAGGCTCAGAACGCCGGCAACATCGTGCAGACGGTGTGGGGCGTCATGTCCACTGGGGCCAATGTCGTGCTCGCGGCCATCTACAAGATCGCCGAGGGCATGGCGAGCGTGGTCGGCGCGGTGCAGGAGGGCATCGCCACGATCATCTCCGGCCTGGCGAAGATCACCTTCGGCGACCTGTCGGCGGCGTTCAAGCAGGCGGCCGAAGAGGTGCGCGCTTCCGCTGAGGCCACGGGGGCGGTGGCGGATGCCTTCGGCGAGAAGGCGGGCGAAGCCTTCGATCGAGCGGCCGAGGGCGCGGAACAGGCCCGCGCCGGCTGGGCAGGGTTGACCGGCGACGCGGAGAAGACCACGGCGGCAGCGGCCAGCGGCGCGGCGGCCTTCACGACCATGGCGGCCGAGATGAAGGCCGCCGGCGACGGGGCGCAGGAAGCCGGCCAGAAGGCCGCCATCGCGGCCGAAGCGCAGAAGGTCAAGGCAGAGGAAGCCCGAGCCACTGTCGAGCGCCTGCGGGCCGAATACGCGCAGGCCATCGAGACGAAGAATTTCGAGCTGGCGGTGCAGAAGCTCGACGAGCTGAAGAAGGCCAACAACGCAGCGGCCGACGCGGCCGGCGCCAACAAGAAAGCCCAAGCCGACGCGGCGGCCGAGATCGCGGCGGCCTTCCAGCGCGCCGGCGTGCAGACGAAGACCGAGCTTGAAACCATGGCGAAGGTCGCGCTGCGCGACTACGAGCTGATCCGCGACAGCGGGCAGGCGACCGCCATCGGCCTCGGCGAAGCATGGAAGCGCGCCGCCGAGGCCGCCATCACAGCGAGCAACGGCGTGGCGCCCGGCTGGGTGCAGGCGCAGGCCGCCATGCGCGGCTTCGAGGTCGTGCTCGACAGCGCCGGGCGCGCCACGCTGAAGCTCAAGGACGCGCAGACCAACGCCACGCAGGTGGCCCTCGGCCTGGCCGGCGCCCTGCGCGAGGTCACCAATGCGCGCGAGCGCGACATCGAGGCGCGCGAGAAGGAAATCCAGCTCAAGCAGCGCGAAATCGCACTCGAGAACCAACGTCTCGGCCGCGACGCGAACGGCTTCTCCACCGACAAGAACGGCAAGACCGTGAACGCGGGTAGCGACCTGGGCACGCTCACCGGTATCGCAGCCTTCCTGAAGAACGCCGGCATCAAGGACGATGAAACCGCGCGTCGCATTGCCCGCGAGTTCGCCGATGAAAAGGGCAACGTCCAGTTCTTCAACAACCCCGGACAGAAGAAGTACGGCGGCGACACGCTGAGCCACGCGCTGCTGAAAGCGGCAGAGAAGGTGACCTTCTTCGGCAACGGCCAGACGGCGACCAGCATCCCGAAGCCCGAATCGAATCGCACCGTCAACCTGCATCTGCAGCTCAACGGCCGCGACTACGGCCGAGTGAACACCGACCCCGCCGGCGCCGACGCCATCGAGGGCCTGCTCGCACAGCTCGGCGCCGCACGCGGCACCTCTTCACTGCGCCCGGGAGCCTGACATGGCAGCACCGAAGTTTCACACCCTCGGCGGGCTGCAGATTCCGCGCGGCATGGTCTGGGTCGACGAGTTCGCATGGAACGCCGTCGAGAAGAGCCTCGGCTACTCCGTGACGGGTGCTGCGCTCATCGATGCTGCCGTGCGCCTGGCCGGCCAGCCGATCACCCTGCAAGGCGAGGTCGAGGCCGGATGGATCAAGCGCGGCGCGCTCAAGGCCCTGAAGGCGCTCAACGAGGCGAACGCGGTCGGCGAACACGCGCTCGTGCTGGCCGATGGCCGCCCCTTCACCGTGCAGTTCGCGCCCGGCGTGGCTGTCGAAGGCAAGCCGCTGGCGCGCCCCGAGTTGCCGGCCGAGGACTACCCCTACATCGCCACCGTGCGCCTCATCACCGTCACACCGTCTGACCAATGACCATTCTCGAATCCGACCTGAAACTCGTCGCCACGCAGGTGATGGATGACGTTCCCGAAGGCGGCGGCGCGCCGACCTCGAAGGTCATCGAAGACGGCAAGAGCAACGCCATCTTCAAGGACATTTCCGCGGTGGACCGCGCACGCGGCGACGTGTCCATCATGAAGATCGCGGCCACGGTGCAGACCCTGAACACCGATACCGCCCTCGGCGGTCTGGTCATCATCTCGCGCCCGCCGCTCGATGCGAACGTGAGCCCGGCGCTCTTCTACACCGGCGACTTCTTCGACCGCCGCGCGAGCATCCAGAACCGCATCGAGGCGTACACCGCCCCGGGCGAAGAGTTCAACGGCTACATGCTGTCGAACCACGTTCAAGGGCAGCGCTCGCTCCAGATCTTCCAGCGCCCCGGCGCCACGCCACCCGCCATCAACGGCACGCTGCAGATCAGCGGCGGCGGCAAGACGGAGTACGTGCGCGTGTCCGATGTCTCGGTGGAACAGCGCACCTACAGCTACAGCACCGGCGGCAGCTTCGTGGACTATGCCGCACAGGTCTGCATCTGCGAGCTGCTGGATGGCCTGAAGAACGACTACACCGGCTCGCCCGCAAGCCGCCTCTTCGAGCGCTCCGCGACAGCCGCGGCGGTCAACCGGATGCTCGTGGCGAACGCCGCCAAGTTCTACGGCATCGCGAAGCTCGTCGCACCCGTGAGCACCGGCGACCTGTCCGCCAAGGTCAACACCATCAGCACGCAGCTCGTGCCAAGCGCGACCACCGAAATCCCGCTCGTGGACATGTCGGCCGCAGGCTCTTCGACCTCGCTCGTTGCCTCGGGCTCCGGCACCGTGACGCTCAATACCGGCGTGGTGTTCGGCCCGAATTCGATCATCACCTTCGGGAATCCCGCCTACCCGGGCTCGCTCTCGGTGGCGACCTCTGCGGGCACGCTGACCGACGACGGCGGGCGCCTGAAGCTCGGCGCGCTGACCGTGGGCAGCGTGAACTATGCCGGCGGCGCGATGACGCTCGCCAGTGACGCGCCCACCATCACCGGCAACAAGGCAATAACCTTCCGCCCGGCCGGCGCGCCTATCGAGCTGGCCGACTCGACCTCCATCGCGGTGACGCTGGAAAGCCGCCGCATCAACTACCCGTTGACCATCCTGCCGCCGCCGGCGCCTGGCTCGCTGCGCGTGGCCTATCGCGCCGGCGGCAATTGGTATGAGCTGGCCGACGACGGCGGCGGGCGCCTGGCGGGCACGGATTCGAGCATCGGCAGCGGCACGGTGGATTTCGTGACGGGCACGGCCTTGCCGACCCTCGGGAGCCTCCCGGACGTGGGCAGCGAAGTCATCTTCACCTGGGCGGCCAAAGCCAACTACAAGGACCGCAGTGGCACGCTCATGGCCGCCGTGTCGATCATGCTGGCGCTGGACAACCAGGCGGCGCAGGCCGGCACCGTGTCAGTCGATTGGAACGACGGCACCGCGCGCCACGCCAGCGACAACGGGAGCGGCGTGCTCACGGGCGACGCCACCGGCCCGGTGTCCTATGCGTCGAGCACTATCGAGCTGCGCCCGAATGTGCTGCCGGCCTCTGCGGTGGCCTTTACGGTCAACTACAGCCACGGCGACCCGGAGACGAAGACTTTCCCGGCACCAGCGCGCGATGTGGATGGCGCCATCACGCTGAACCTCGGCAAGACCAACGTCGCGCCGTGGTCCGTCGCCCTCGACTGGAATCTCATCCTGCAATCCACCGCCGGCGTGCCTGCCGATCAGTGGGTGCCGCAGAACTTCGCGGCCACCAAGACCGTGACCGACAACGGCGCCGGCAAGCTGGTGGATGGTGTGGGCGTGGAGTTCGGCACCATCGTCTATTCGACGGGCATAGCCAAGCTTTACCCCGAGGCCGTCGTGAGCGTGCCCGTGCCGCAATGGGCCGTCAGCCCGCAGGGCGTGCTCGGCACCGTGCTCTCGCCGAACCTGCCGGGCTTCTACCGCAACACCCTCACGGGCTACACCTATGCGGTGCTCAATGCCTCGCTGCCCACCGACTCGACGGCGCTCGTGTCGGTGCGTTTTCGCGTGGCAGGCGCCGGCACCACGAAGAGCCAGACCTTCAATCAGCCCAAGCTCTTCATCAAGCTGCTGCCGAACGCGAGCGAGAAGGGCGTGCCCGGCGCGATCAACTTCTCGTACGGCGGCAAGACCTACTTTGACCGAGCCGGTTCGCTCTACACCGACCTCGATCCGGCCACCGGCGCCGCTTCGCTGGCCGGCACCTACGACTACGCGACCAACACCGCCGCGCTCACGACCTGGCCGGCCTCGGCCTCGACCCCGGTCGTCGTGAACAGCCTGCTCACGTCGCTGGACAGTCAGCCGGTGGAGTACGTCGTCTTCCGCACGCCGGTGGCGCCTGTCAGCCCGAACAGCCTGCAGCTCCTGGCGACGAAGCTCAACGGCGGCACGATCAACGTCACGGCCGACGCCTCGGGCTTTATCAACGGCACGAACGTGCACGGCACTTTCGATGCCGCGACCGGCGTCGGCAAGGTCCGCTTTGGCGACTGGGTGGCGGCCGCCGGCAACGAGGGCGCCATCTGGTATTCGGCCGATGCGGTCGGCAGCGACGGCAAGATTTGGAAGCCGGTCCCGGTCTTCGCTAGCACCATCCGCTACAACGCGGTCGCTTACACGACGTTGCCGGTCGATGCGACCCTGCTCGGCCTCGACCCGGTGCGCCTGCCTTCGGATGGCCGCGTGCCGATCTTCCGCAAGGGCGAGCTTGTCGTCATCCACAACACCAAGCGCATGCCGGCGGCCGTGGTGTCGAACGGCCAGACTCTCGATGTCGGCCGTGTGCGCCTTTCGCGTGTGCGCATCGTCGGCGCGGACGGCGCCACCATCGAGACGGGCTACACGCGCAACCTCGATGCCGGCACGGTGACATTCAATGACGTGTCGGGCTACGCGCAGCCGGTCGTGGTCGAGCACCGCATCGAGGACCTGCTGACCGTCTCGGATGTCGGCATCGATGGGCGCCTGGCGTTCGCCGGCCGCGTCACGCACGACTACAGCTCGGGCGACAGTTACGTGAGCAGCGCACTGCCCATGGGCGACGTGAAGGCGCGCGTGTCGCTGCTCTTCGATCAGCAGACGTGGACCGGTGTCTGGTCTGATGCGCTCATCGGCAACCCGGCCGATCCGACGTTCAACGACATCGATTTCCCGATCACGGTCACCAACAAAGGCGCCGTCACCGAGCGGTGGCGTATCCAGATCAACGCCGGCGGCACGACCTACAACCTGATCGGCGAGCACGTCGGGCAGATCGTGACGGGTCAGAGCATGGCGGCCGATTGCTCGCCCATCGGTCCATCGGGCGTGCCCTACATGACGATCCCGGCCGCCGGCTTCGGCTCGGGCTGGGCCTCCGGCCAGCTCATTCGCTTCAACACCGTGGCCGCGACCTTCCCCTTCGTGCCGATTCGCACCGTGCAGATGGGTGCCGAAACGGTGCTCGATGACTCCTTCGAAATCCTCGTCCTCATCGGCGTGGACCGTCCCTAAAGAGAGAAAGAAACCATGGCCTCGGTTGTCGATACCAGCGTAAAGAACTTCAACAGCACCATGTCGGGCGCCCCTGCGCTCAGTGGCACCGCCGGCACGCTCATCGCGCTGCTCGATGCGGTGCTCGTGAACGGCTTCGATGTGAAGACGGCAAGCGGCCTCACAGTGGCCGGGGGCGTTGCGTCGCTGCCGTTCACCGGCGCGCACAGCGCCCAGCTCGATAGCGTCATCAGCATTTCAGGGATCACCGGCACCTATGCCTCGTTGAACGGCGAACAGAAGGTCACGGCGGTGGGCGCCGGCGTGGTGAGGTTCGCGACGAACCTGCCCGATGGAACAGCCTCGGGAACCATCTCCTTCAAGATGGCGCCGGCCGGCTGGGAGAAGGTGGCCTCCGCCTCGGGAAAGGCCACCTATCGCAGCCTCGATCCGATGAGCACGAAGGCGATCTTGCGCGTGGATGACACGGCGGCGCAGACGGTCCGCGTCATCGGCTATGAGTCGATGACGGACATCGATACCGGCATTGGTCCGTTTCCCACGTCTACGCAGATGTCCGGGGGCGGCTACTGGGCGAAGTCGACAGCTGCGAACAGCACGCCCAATCCGTGGGCCGTCCATGCGGACAGTCGCATCTTCTATTTCACCGTGCTGCCGGGTTTCCAGGCAGGTCCAACCGTTACCAACGGTGTGACACGTTGCTTCGGCGACTTCGCGGCCCTTCGCCCGGGCGGAGACGCTTATGCATGTGGCTTGAGCTATTCCAGCACGAACGTTGCTTCGAGCCAAACAGATGGCGGCGTAGGCAGCCCCGGCAACATCGCACAGTTCGCATTTCCGCGCTCTCATACGGGCCTCGGGTCCTCGGCTCTCTACTACAAGTTTGCATATCCGGGGATCGCTGCCCCCTCGGGTATCGTGGCAAGCGCAGGCAGCTTCCCGAGCGAGGTCGATGGAACGCTGATCGTCGAAAAACAATACGTTTCGTTGGGAACGACGGCGGCGCCTCGCGCCAACTTCCCCGGCGTCTACCACTCGTGCCAATCGCTCGTGTGGGACAGCTTCAAGTTCCTCGATGTGGCGCCTGGCGCCGATTCGCTGGCCGGTCGCACGCTGCATGCGATGACGTGCACGAACACCACCTTCGGCGGTGCTGCGGTGAGTTCGAGCACCGGCGTGCTCTGGATCGACCGCACCGGTCCGTGGCGCTGAGACGATGGCGGCGCATCGATATTGGCGGGCGGTTTCGCTGCAGGCCTACGGGGTCGGCGGGCTGGAGCTGTCGGAGTTCCACCTGCTCGCGGGAACCACGCGCGTGGACGCTGCTGCGGCGCTGACGGCGAGCGCTGCGCCGGCGACGGGCACGCTTGCGAACCTCAAAGACGACGCCCTCGGCACTGGTGCAGCCTGGCCGGCGGTTGACCTGAAAACGCTGGTGCTGACGTGGGACCTTGGCGCAGGCGGCGCGCAAGACGTGTCGGATGTGCGCCTCGGCGCGATGGCGGATCGCTCGAAATTCCTGATGAATTTCAAGCTGCAGTTCTCCGATGACGCGCTCGCATGGTCTGATTCCTTCGTCTTTGCCGGCATCACCTGGCCGGGCGCGAACACGAAGACATTGAGCGTGCTCGACGACTCCGGCTCCAAGACAGTGACGCTCCTGCACTTCAACGGCGCCAATGGAGCAACGACTTTCACGGATGAGAAGGGCAAGGCCTACACCGCCGCCGGCAACGCGCAGCTCACGACGGCCTCGCCGATCTTCATCGGCGCGTCGCTGCTGCTCGACGGTGCCGGCGACTGGGTGCAGACGACCACGGGCCTGACCGACTTCGCGTTCGGTACTGGGGATTTCATCGTGGAGTGCCGATTCAAGACGACAGCGAACCGCGCGCAGTGTCTGATCGACTTCTACGTGAACAACGGCGCCGGCTACGCATGGCAGCTCTGGCTGAACTCGCAGAGCATCCCCGAGTTCTATCGCGGCGGCGGGCAGCTCTCGGGTGCGGTCATCACGGGGAGGAGTGCCGTAACGGCGAGCGATCCGGTGCGGCATGTCGCCGTAGTGCGTCGAAGTGGGCGCCTCATGATGTTCGTGGACAGGGCTTTCGTGGCTGCCGTTGACGGCGACACGACCGACTACACCAACACCAGCGCGGGGCAGTTGGCCATCGGCGCACAGGTGGGTGTTCGCAACGCAAGCTACGACTTCGCGGGGCAGATTGACGAGGTCCGCATCGTCAAGGGCTCCGCCGGCACATGGCGCGCGTCGGATTTCAGCATTGGCGCGGATGTCGAATACGACCTCTTCGACAAGTCGCTGATTGCCCGCAGTACACCCGTGCGCTCGGCCCAGTGGACGCCGGTCGGTGTGGGGCCTGCCATTTCGTATGGACGTGTCGCCGTTGCAGCTTTTCCTCGCGGTCGCAAGGACTATCTGAGCGGCGTTCTCGGCGAAGGCATCGGGCGGGTGAGGGGCTACACGCTCGACTACGTGAACCCGCTCAACAAGCCCTATCCCTGCCGCGTGGTGCTCGTTCGGGAGGCGGGCAATCTGGCGGTGCGCGAGCAGTGGTCGAAAGCGGATGGCAGCTATGACTTCCAGTTCGTCGATGAACTGCAGAGCTACACGGTGGTCGCCTACTACCTGGCCCACGGAAAGCGCGCCGTCATCACGGACGGCCTGACCCTTGCAAATGGCAAGGTGGAGCTGATGCCATGAACGTGCTCGCCATCAACGCCATGTTGGGCGGTCCGGGCCTTGTGGCATACCTCGGCGAGGGCGCGCGCTTCCTCGTGTGTGGAGGCGCGCAGCCGCCCGAGGGGAGTGCCGTGGGCACGCTGCTGGCTGCGGCGGTGCTCGCTGTGCCTGTGGGTGCAGTGGCTGACGGCGCGCTCTCGCTCGTGCAGGCCGACACCGCCGGCGACCTGGCCGTAGCGACTGGCATCGCGACGTGGGGCCGCCTCGAAAAGGCCGATGGCACCTGGGTGGCCGACTTCACCATGAGCGGCCCTTCGGGCTCGGGGCAGGTCAAGCTCGTGGTGCAGAACCCTCCCGAGGGCGACCCCGAGGCGAAGCTCTATCAGGGCGGAACCTTTTTCATCGGCGAGGTCGCAATTGGCGGTTGACGATCTCATCTTCCGCAAGCCGCCGCTCGACGGCCCGCCGAACGTTCTCGTGTTCGGTGAGCCCGAGGAATCGAGCAGCGGCGCTGCCTATGCGTTCGGGCGCATCCCGCTGCCGGGCTTCTTCGTGTCCGGCGGCGTCACGGCGACCATGCCGCCGCTTGCGACGGCTACCGGCCGCATCCCGCTGCCCGTGTTCATGGTGGGCGGCGTGGCGAAGTACGCGAGCGCGGCGCGCCGTCCGCTCATGGGCAAGGTGTCGAGCGGCTGGCAAGTCGCGCGGCAGATCGAGGGCGGCGCCGTCGCGAAGCATCAGAGCGCGCAGCGCGCGCGCGTCGGGCGCGTGTCCGTATGGCAGACCGCCGCGCCGGCATCGTCGAGCACCGCGACAGTCTGGCAGGACTCGAGTCGCGCGCGTGCCGCTGCCGCCGCGAGGTATCAGGCAGCTCGCCAGCTCGAAGCCGGCACCGGCATCCGTCATCAGGAGGCGGTGCGTGCACGCACGGCCGCTGCGGCACGCTGGCAGGAGGCGCAGCGCCTGGCGCCGGCGCCCGTCAGCGTGCGCTATCAGGAGGCCGAGCGCCTGCGCCGCGCGGTGCGCGCGAGCTGGCAGGAGGCGCAGCGCATGCAGGCCCGCCATGCCGACCGCTTCGGACCGGCCCTGCAGCTCGATGTCGGCAGCGTTTCGCGCTGGCAGGCGGCCATGTACCCGCTGCCGGGCCGCTCGGTCATCGTGCCGCCCACCGAATCCCCGTGCTACGAGCCTTCGACAACGCTTGTCTTCCGCGAGCGGCAGCAGCACGCGACCACGCTCATCTTTGTTTGCGAGCGGCACCGTCCGCCGCCTGGCACCGGCGAAACCGTCGTCGTGCCGATTCTGGAGGTCTACACCGTGCAGAACAGCATCAGCCTCGTGCGCCTCGACAGCGGCGAGGCGTTGGAGGCGTTGGCTTTCTCGATGAGCCTCGACGCCTCTTCGTGGACGTGGCGCTGGTCGGCGACGCTGCCGGCCGCCGCGTGGCCCGTTATCCGGCGCGGCATCCATGCCGCACCGTTGGACATCCTTGCGACCGTCAACGGCGTGCCGTACCGGCTGGCCGCGACCGACTGCAGCAGGGATCGCCGCTTTGCCGATGGCAAGGTGAGCGTGCAGGGCAAGGGCCGCGCCGCCGCGCTCGATGCTCCGTATGCGCCGATCTTGAACCACGCGGCGGCGGGCACGCGCAGCGCCGCGCAGTTGCTCGACCTGGCCCTGACGCTCAACGGCGTGAACATCGGTTGGGGCATCGACTTTCGCCTGACCGATTGGGATGTGCCCGGTGGAACCTGGGCCTTCAAGGGAAGCCACATCGGCGCGGTGCTCGACATTGCGAGCGCCGCCGGCGCCATCGTGCAGCCGCACGCGACCGACGCAACGCTGCGCGTGCTGCCGCGCTATCCGGCTGCGCCGTGGTACTGGTCCACCCTCGGGCCCGACTTCGTGCTGCCGGCGGCGGCCGTGGAGGTCGAGGGCATCCAGCCCCTCACCAAGCCGGACTACAACCGTGTGTTCGTCGCCGGCACCACGAGAGACGGCGTGATGGGGCAGGCCACCCGCAGCGGCACCGCCGGCGACAGCGTGGCCGACATGGTGACGCACCCGCTCATCACGCACAGCGATGCCGTCATGCAGCGCGGCCTCTCGATCCTCTCCGACACCGGCGCGCAGGCCAATGTGTCGCTGAGCCTTCAGGTGCGCCCGGAAACCGGCGTCATCCATCCGGGCTCGCTCGTGCAATACGAAGAAGGCGCCGAGACCTTCCTCGGCCTCGTGCGCAGCGTGGCCGTGAACTGGCAGCGCCCGGTGTTGCGCCAGTCGATCACCCTCGAAACCCACATGGAGGCATGAGCATGGCCTCGACGAATCCCTACGCGGCATTCCTTGACCTGCTGCCGAGCTATCCGCTGCAGATCGCAACGATCACCGCCATCGATGGCGACGTGGCGCGCCTGGCGCTGCCCGGCGGCGGCGTGCTGACCGCGCGAGGCGAGGGCGCGGTGGGCGATCAGGTCTTTGTGCGCGATGGCGTCATTGAAGGGCAGGCGCCCTCGATGCCCTTCGTTCAAGTCGAAATCTAAAGAGAGAAAGAGAAGAGGCACCTCATGGACGTGGGCGACATCGCCGGCAATCCGATCGCGCAGCTTGCGTTTCTGATCCTGTCGGCCGCCGGTGGATACAAGGTCTGGCGCGCACAGCAGCCGACCGAAGCGAAAGAGCGCGCCGACAGCGAAGGGCAGATTGCCGCGCTCGCGACCTGGCAGCAGCTCCTCGAAGGCGAGCGCGCCGCGCGCGTGAAGGCCGAAGAGCGTGCCGACAAGTTCGCGGCCGAGCGCAACGAGGCGCTGCAGCAGGTCTGGGAGATGAAAGGGCAGCTCAAGGTCATGAGCGAAACCCTCGCCGCGCAGACGACGGAGCTTGGCCTGCTGCGCGATCAGGTTCGCCAGTTGAAGGAACAAATCCATGCACCTCAATAACCCGCACCTCAACACTTCACATATCGACTCGGATCGAGCGCCGCTCGACGAACAGCCGCGCGTGCGTGTGCCTCGCCAGTGGCGCCGCCTGCTCGAAACCGTGGGCGTTGTCGGAAGCCTGTTCCTTGGTGGCCTCGGCACGGGCTATTTCTGGTCGGCCCGCAATGCCGAGGCGCAGGCCCTGCGCCAGCGCGAAGACCACCTGGCCGAAATCGCGCGCCTGCGCGAAACCTTCGATACGAGCCTCAAGGCGCTCGCCGTCCGCGTGGACCAAGCAGCCGGCACCGCGGCGAATGCTGCGCTGACGGCGGGCGAGGCCGCGAGCACCGCGCAGACCGCCGCACAGACCGCCAACCAAGCCGCCAAGACGGCAGCAAAGGAAATGAAGAAACCATGATCGACACTCAAACCCTCATCGACTGCACCGGCGCCACGCGCGCCGACGCCGAGCGCTACGTGGTGCACCTGGCAGACGGCATGAACCGCTTCCGCATCCACTCGGACAACGCGATGGCGTGCTTTCTCGGGCAGCTCTCCATCGAGTCCGAAAACCTCTCGAAGGTCGAAGAAGACCTCTACTACACAACGCCAGCGCGGCTGCGCGAGATCTTCCCGAGCCTCGTGCAGGGCGGCTACCGCGCCGAGGATTACGTGCGCAACCCGCGTGCGCTGAGCATGCTGCGCTACAAGGGCTTCCACGGGCGCGGCCTCATCCAGTTGACCTGGGAGGATGCCTACGCTGCAGCGGGCCGAGCGCTCAGTGCTGACTATCGCGGCAATCCCGGGCTCCTGCTGCAGCCGGAGCATGCTGCGCTCTCGGCGTGCTGGTTCTTTGCGGTCTTCAAAGATTGCCTGCCGGCGGCCGAGCGTGGCGATGTCTACGACATCACCGGGCGCGTCAACGGGCCGAAGCGGCTGAAGCTGGCCGAGCGCAAGGCGGCGACGGCCCGGGCCTACAAGGTGCTGAGCAAGTGAGCCCGGCGCAAGCGCTGTTGTTGGCGCTCGGGCTGAGCGTGGCCGGCAATGCCGCGCTCGGCTGGGCGTGGATTGGTGCGCGTGAGAAGGCGGCCACGTCGGTGCTGCAGCGCGACGATGCGCGAGCGGCGGCATCGGCCTGCAGCGATGCGACGGAAGACCTTCGCGAGCTGGCCGACAAGCGCGCGGCCGAGGCGAAGAAGGCGCAGGCCGCAGCGCGTTCGGTCGCGCTCGGCCATGAGGCCCGAGCGCAGACGATTCTCGCGACGCCGGCGGCCGTGCCCGGCGATGCCTGCGCGAGCGCACAGGCGCGAATTGACGGATGGTTGAAGGGGAGGGCAGGGCAATGAGGTTTTGGGCGCGTGTGTGGGCCGCTGCGGGCCTTTGCGCGGTGCTTGCTGGCTGCGGGGTGGCGCCGCTTCAACCGGTGAAGACGCCGATTCCCATCGAGTGCCGTGTGCAGCGGCCAGCGCGGCCGGCCATGCCGACCGGGGCGCTTGCGCCTGGCGTCGATCTTGATCGCTTCGCGGCGGCTGCTATGGCCGAGATTGAACTGCGCGATGGCTACGAGCTGGAGCTAAATGCGGCGCTCGATGCGTGCACGTCGCAGATTGCGGGGCGGCGCGGGCGGTAGACGGCCGCCTATTGCAGCGCCACCTCGGTGCCATCGGCTGCCACCATGACGCCCGGCGAGGCCTCGTCTATCTCGATAGGCACGCCCATGTGCTTGGTGACGCTCATGTCGCGCCCGCCCGGGATGGTGATGAGCTGCAGGCAGCGCAGGTACTCATCCCGCAGCGCCGGGCTCAGCACGAACTTCTTCGGGTAGGCGTTGTTGTGGGCTCTCCAGTGCGCGGAGAGCTTGTCGGTCATCTGCAAGTACAGGGTCGTCATCGGTTCATCGTAGCGATCGGTGTCAGTTGTTGAAAATCCGTTGCCCTTGACTTCACTACGGTCCACGCGCATGGTGGGAGCACCTTTTTGCTCGCGCCAATCATCGATCCTGGTGCCACGCTTGTACTGAGTGGTAAGGAGAATGCGGCATGGATGGGGAAGCGTTTACCCACCAGGGCAGGTGCGGGCTGTGGATTTGCTCGATCTACTTGGTAAGGACCGCTGAAAATACCTTTAGCGCGGTGGCAGATGTCGGCTTAGCAGGTAGGCATCGAGTCAAACTCGTGCTCAGCGTCCCTCGAACGACTCACTCAGTCGGCATCGCACGTTTGAAGCGCAAGTGCATCGAGTGGATCGTCAAGACTGAAGATGAAGATGTTCGCTTTCAGCCCTCCGGATGAGCGGCAGGCTGCAGCGATCTTGAGGCGCCACCCGTGGGCGTGCGCGCAATCGCCGGGTATCGCTAAATCGTGGTCTTTAGTGTTGATTTTGAGGTCGTGACAGGCGTCAAAAAACCCTGTGCGTGACATTTTTCACGGATCGCGGCGACGTAGCGCGTATGGTTGGCTCTTCGCTGCGAGCCACTGATCACCAATTCGGGTGCCACGCCTGTAGGGAGTACTGGAGTTGCGTATGGGTGCCGTACACATTCACGCTGGCAAGACGGGCGACTGGTCCTTCACAATTTCCCAATCCGGAGTCAAGGAAGGTAGCTACTCCGGTACTGCCGACATCAGTTTCGAAGGGCGGCACCGGTGCAAGCTCGTGCTGAGCGGCCCCGATCTCTCTCTGCAACTCGGCGACGACAAGCTGAAGCGGAAGTGCATCGACTGGATCGAGAGGCGAGAGGCCGAAGCCGACGATGTGAGCCGGTCGGCTGAGAGCGAGGAAGCATGAATCAGATGGTTTCGGTAGTCGTCCTTGCGGCTCGGCAGCGGCGAAACGTTGAGACGCGCTCTCCGGTATGGGGGCGTCGTGGAGATACGGCAGCTGCTTGAAGAGTGGATGCTGGCCCACCAAGCTGCGGTCAATGCTGAGGTCAAAATCTTCTTCGCGCCCACTGCCCAGGGCTCACGCGATGCACGCCGCTTGGCAGTCCCTCTGCGCAATGAAGCATCGCAAAAGCTGCAGGAGTTGCTTGTTCAATGTGCTTGCGTCGCGGCTGCCTTGAGGCTCACGTTAGCTAGTCGCCCTTGGGCGATGCGAATCCGCTCCGTCTTGTCGAACGTCTCGTGACCATGGCCCCGATGGCCTCCGCATGCCGGCGGGCTTCGAGTCGTGCGGCTGCCGGATCGGGCGCTGGGGGGTGGGGGATGGGGCGACAGAACCAGCGCTGAGGATAGTCGTCTGACTTGATGTTCTTGCTGCCTCGGCCGCGCGGGTTCACCTCGATCCCGTCGATGAAGAGTCCGGCGTCCACCTCGGTGACCTGCGCGCGGTCCAATGCGGGGATGACGTACCTTTCCCGGTCGTCGGCCAGCAGCATCGCGAGCATCAGGCTGCGTCCTGGGCGTGGGTCGTAGATGCGCTCTCTGTACACCAGATCGCCGCACACGCGCGTGGCCTTGACCGCCTCTTTCGTGGGCAGCTCAATGCCTTGGCTCCGGTATCTGAAGACTTCGCAATACAC